AGTCTTCCCTTGTTATTGTGTAGCCAGAATGCCGCAAAACTTCCATGCCTAAGCGAACTGTTGAGAGTACGTTTCGATTTCTGACTGTGTTAGCCTGGAAGTGCTTGTCCCAACCTTGTTTCTGAGCATGAACGCCCGCAAGCCAACATGTTAGTTGAAGCATCAGGGCGATTAGCAGCATGATATCAAAACGCTCTGAGCTGCTCGTTCGGCTATGGCGTAGGCCTAGTCCGTAGGCAGGACTTTTCAAGTCTCGGAAGGTTTCTTCAATCTGCATTCGCTTCGAATAGATATTAACAAGTTGTTTGGGTGTTCGAATTTCAACAGGTAAGTTAGTTGCTAGAACCCATGGCTCCTTTGCCGACGCTGAGTAGATTTTAGGTGACGGGTGGTGACAATGAGTCCGTGTCGAGCGCTGATTTTTTCGGCCTTTAGAGCGAGATTTATACAATAGAATTTGGCATGAGATTGGATTGCTTTTAGTCAGCCTCTTATAGCCTAAAGTCTTTGAGTGACTAGATGACATATCATGTAAGTTGCTGATAGGTTTCCAGTTTTCCGCTCCTAGGTCTGCATATTGTACTTTTCCTCTTACTCGACTTAACCAGTACCAACCCAGCTTCTCAACGGATTTATACCATGGCACTTTAAAGCCAGCATCACTGACAATGAGCGGTGTGGTGTTACTCGGTAGAATGCTCGCAAGGTCGGCTAGAAATTGGTCATGAGCTTTCTTTGAACATTGCTCTGAAAGCGGGAACGCTTTCTCATAAAGAGTAACAGAACGACCGTGTAGTGCGACTGAAGCTCGCAATACCATAAGTCGTTTTTGCTCACGAATATCAGACCAGTCAACAAGTACAATGGGCATCGTATTGCCCGAACAGATAAAGCTAGCATGCCAACGGTATACAGCGAGTCGCTCTTTGTGGAGGTGACGATTACCTAACAATCGGTCGATTCGTTTGATGTTATGTTTTGTTCTCGCTTTGGTTGGCAGGTTACGGCCAAGTTCGGTAAGAGTGAGAGTTTTACAGTCAAGTAATGCGTGGCAAGCCAACGTTAAGCTGTTGAGTCGTTTTAAGTGTAATTCGGGGCAGAATTGGTAAAGAGAGTCGTGTAAAATATCGAGTTCGCACATCTTGTTGTCTGATTATTGATTTTTCGCGAAACCATTTGATCATATGACAAGATGTGTATCCACCTTAACTTAATGATTTTTACCAAAATCATTAGGGGATTCATCAGGATAAGGTGCTTGTCGATGGCGTTTGGTTGCGCGTTCATGAACCGAACCCTGTTAAACCCGCTGATATTATTATCTGCTATCAGTCTCAACTGAGGGCGTGACATGTCAGATCAGTTCATGAAGTCGATTAATATCTTTATCGACAAATCTAACGCAAATATTGAAACGGTTGTCAAAAATACAGGGTTTAAAATATTAGCGAAGCTTGTTGATATGTCACCTGTTGGAAATCCTGAATTATGGGAAGTTAATAGGGTTGCCTCAAACTACAATAAAGCAGTTTTTGAACATAATGAATATCTAAAACAAGATCCTAATAATTTAACACCAAAGCGACGTCAATTAAAAAAGCGTGTTCGTGTTAATGACTCTATGGATATTTATGTTCCTCCTGGTTATACAGGGGGGCGGTTTAGAGGTAATTGGCAGGTGTCATTTGATGCCCCAGCGGAAGGCGAGACGGGGCGCATAGATAAGTCAGGCAATATGACAAAGGCGTTAGGCAACGTTGTTATTGAACAATTTAAGGTAGGAATGAAAGCTATCTATTTCACAAACAATGTGCCTTATGCTTACCGCCTTGAAATGGGGCATTCGAAACAAGCACCTAACGGTATGGTTGCTGTGACTGCTGAGGAATTTAGTCAGTTTTTCAACTCTGCCGTATCGGAAACTAAATCATGAATCAGTCGACAATTAATACTGAAATACGAAAGCTGGTGGCGAGCATTGGCAAGGATTTAAATCTTAAAATCGCATGGCCCAATCTTCCTTTTAATGATATTAACGATCCCTATCTTCAACTCCATATCATGCCAGTAGAAACGGATAATATTGGGTTATCTCAGGATATGCTTGTTTATCGTGGTGTTATTCAAATTAACGTGGTTGGCAAAGTAGGGGGTGGAGACTCGCGACTCTCAACGATTGTTGATGACGTTAAAGCCAGATTGGAGAACGGATTAACATTAGGGGAGGGAGTCTACATTAACGGAGAGCCTAGCCAGTTCCCTCCAATTTCAGATGAAACAAATTATACCATTCCTATTCGTGCATCCTATCGATGTAACGCAATCCGATAACGCCGCTTAATTGCGGTTTTTTATACCTAAAATAGAGGTTAACAATGGCCTATAACATTCCTAATGGGTCGCGTGTTTACGTCGCAAGTAAATACGATGACGAAATTAAAATTACCGAGGCAACTAATGCCGAAGAAGCCGTACTAACAGTTGATGACGTGGGCGACATTGCAAAAGGCGATATTGTGCATGTGACATCTGGGTGGAAGAAAGCTTCTGGCGCGTTCCGTGTTGCAAGTGTTATTGAATCTAAAGTCACCCTAGAGGGTGTAGATACCAGTGATAAAAACGTATTCCCTGTAGGTGGTGGTACAGGAACATTAAAGAAAGTACTATCATGGGAAGTCATGCCACAGGTAATGACACTGTCTACCGAAGGTGGGGAACAGCAAACTCAAGAGGTTCAATTTCTTGAAGATGAGCAGGCAGAAACTATCGATACCTATAAAAATGGTGTTGTACAGGTTTATACCTTTGCTCACGATGCTAAGCTGCCTATCCGTAAATTGCTAACAAAATTGGACGACAGTAAGCAAGTTACTGCAATCCGATTCTTCAATAAACGCGCAGAAGAAGATCGCTATTACACAGCTTCAATTTCATTCCAACGTGTGCCAAACACCGCTATCAACGAAGTTGAAAACGTAACAGCGCGATTCTCACTTAAATCTGAAATGCAGATTTATACCAACGCATCTTAATCCATAAACATTCTCGACAGCCCCGAATCAGGGGCTTTTTAAGGACTGACAATGCCTAAATTTACACTCGTCCCAAATCCAACCTTCAAAGCTAACGTCAAAATTCCTGTTGCTGGCAAAGAAAAGCCAGAAGTAGTTACATTCACATTTAAACATCACTCAGTAAGTGAGCTTGATGGAATGCGAGAAAAACCGATTTCTGAGTTCTTTGAGCAGATTATTGCTGACTGGGCGATCGAAGAACCATATAACAAAGAAAATTTAAACATATTGTTAGATAACTACCCATCAGCTTCTCGTGCTATTTCATCAACGTATTACAACGAGCTACTAGGTAACCGCGAAAAAAACTCCTAACGGTCGCCGAGGCGATGTATGGCGGAATGAGTTCAAAAGAATCGACTGAGTTCGAGCGTGCTTTTGGCTTTCCGCCTGATATTGATGATGTTGAGGTGTGGCCTGATGTTTGGGATTCGTATCAAGTATTTTCAGCTATGAATACACAGTGGCGTGTAGGTATGAATGGTATCACAGGCTTGGATTACAACCCATTAAACCAAATAATGGACTTACTCAACATCAAAGATAGAGCGACCGTTTTTAGCGATCTACGCATTATGGAAGCTAAGGCGTTAGATGTGATGCATAAGAGATCGTAATAATGAGCCGATCAGTGGTAAGCGTAGATTGGTGAGCAGGAAGAGAAAGTAAACAAAGGCATCCGTGCCATTATCAACGAGGGATAAGGGGGTTAGCGTGTGTATACAGCTGCTTATAACTTACAATGCAAGCATGAACAATTAAATTATGCTTGCATATAAATTTAATAATTGTATATAATGCAAGCAGCAAAACAATAAGGATGCTTGCATATGTCAAATAATAAAGAAGATGATTCAAAAAAAGAAGTAAAAGGTAAAGCTAAGGGGGGTATTGCTAGATCTAGGTCACTAACAGCGTCGCAGCGTTCAGCGCAAGCTAAATCTGGGGCAATTGCTAGGTGGGGATATAAAGCCACACATATGGGAAATTTTAAAGATTTGTTTGGTATTGATGCTGAATGTTATGTTCTGAATGATGATAAGAAAACTCCAGTGGTAACAAAGACAGGTCTTGCCGAGCTTCTAGGCCTTGGTCATCACGCTAGAGATGTAGATCAGGTTTTGTCGTCAAAGTATATGAGTGATTTCCGTGATCTGGAATTAATGGAAAAAATGAAAAATCCCTTTAAATTTCAATTCACTTCGAAGTCTAAAACAGTGCATCAAGCTCATGGTTATGACATATCTGTAATAGTTGATATTGGTAAGGCCTTGATAGAAGCTAGGGAGGCCGGATCTCTCCCGACAGCTAGGTTGGGAGCTGCAAATGCATCTCAAAAGTTGATTAATGCATCAGCAAAATCAGGAATCACAGGCGTTGCTTATGCTTTGGCTGGATACAGACCAGAAGTTCAGGAAGTAATTGACGCATTCAAAGCCTTTGTTAGGGAGGAAGCTAGGCAGTATGAGAAAGAGTTCCCTGATGAACTATATGAGGCATGGTACAAAATATATCAATTAAACAGGCCAGAGAGAGGAAGACCTTTTTTATTCAGTAAGCTAACAAATGAACAAATTTATATACCCCTGGCAAAAAGTAACGGAAAAATCCTTGATTTAGCCAGAAAGAATAAAGATGAAAATGGGAAAAAAGGGGATAAAATTCATCAGTTTTTAGCTGAAGTTGGGGTGAAAGCTCTAAAACAACAGATTGGTAAAGTTCTTGCTGTGTCTGAGTTATTTGATGATAAAGAGTCTTATGAGGCGGCTTTAATGAAAGTAAATAAAGCATAATTGAATAAGCAGTATAAATCAACCCACTCCGGTGGGTTTTTTGTTGCCTGAACCTAGCCCGTCCTTGGGCTCGGTGGTTATGGGGTAATTTCAGAGTCAATATTTCGTTTCATGGCCGGTAAATTATAAATTACCTGAGTTGCTGGGATGAGTAAGTTTTTGCATGCCACAATGCTTTCTGTAGATATGCTTTCTACAGGATATCGATTATCTAGCGGGATGAGGTTGCATTCACTACTACCAATGAATACCTGCCTAAATACAGATGACTTGTGATTGATTATAGCTAGTACAAAGTCACCATCTTTAACAGGTGTTCTGCTAGGGTCAAACACCACTATTGACCCAATTGGAAATGAAATACCCTCCCTGCTTGTATAGCTCATAGCGGCATCTTTTTGGGTAATAGCAAATGAACCGTAGCGTACATCTCCACTTATAGAAACATATTCATGCGCCCCTTCTCTGTATAGTTCATTTTTTATCCATGGAATAACATTATCAATATCTATCAGGGGGATAACCGTCATACTTTTATCGGCAGGCTTGTCTTTCATGCTAATAACTCTGACGTCACCTATATCTATTGAGTGACTGGCGAGCCATACAAAACTAACGTCAAGAGCATTTGCTAACTTCATTAGAGTTCCTATCCTTGGTTTAGACTCTCCAGCCTCATAAGCAGCTATTTGACGTTGAGATATACCAACCATATTTGCAAGTTCTTGCTGGGTTAGGTTCTGCCTAGACCTTTCTGATAATAGTCTTTGAGGAAAGCCATCTTCATATTGACTCATTATTTCTCCTAAATCTTCATGAAGTATGTTGATGTTTGTTTATTCATGAAGTAATATGAACTTGATGTTTTATTTTATGAGGATACATGATGAAGAACACCAAGACAATAAACCCTATACAACTACGCATGCCAGATGATCTTAAGGCCTACATATCTAAATCAGCAGACCAGTGTTTTAGAACTCTACATAGTGAAGTCTTGTATCGACTTAATCTTTTGAAGGAATTAGAAGAAAAAGGTGAAGTACGCATTCGATAAAAAGCCCCAGTTGCACGAACAACTGAGGCCAGTTGCCAAGTAAACCCTTACGAGGAATAAATGACATGAACATTGTAGCTAAAACAGATTTAACTTTCCAGAACTTCGCATTCAACCCTATCGTTGAAAATGGGCAAGTGTGGTTGACATCAACTGAAATTGCACAGGTATTAGGTTATAGCCGTACTGATAGTGTAAGTAAATTGTACTCACGTAATTCAGATGAGTTTACTGACTCTATGACAATGACCGTCAATATGACGTTCAACGGAATAAACAATAGCTTACGTAATAAAGTGGTTAGAGTTTACTCACTTCGTGGCGCTCACCTGATCGCAATGTTTGCATCGACTCCAGTGGCTAAAGAGTTTCGTAAATGGGTGCTGGATATTCTGGATAGAGAAGTAGCTGACAAGAAAGACTTACCAGTCGAAAAAGATAACTCAGTAAGTGCAAACGGATTATTAGCAAGATTAAGTCTGATTTGTACAACATGGGATGAGGCTAGAAAGGATATGGAAAACTTCGATCCGAAAATGGCAAAACATCTCAATTCAACAATGAGTATGTTTTTAATGTATTCACAACACATGAAAGGAATAGCTAAGACAAAACAACTTAAGAGGTTAACACATTGATAGGCACTAAAAACAGAAAAGCCAACAGGAGCGAACTGTTGGCTAATCCCAAACAAAACCTAAAAGGAATGTTTTATGAGTCAAATTACAGTAGCAAACAATAACTCAGTTGTCACGCAAAACCGTTTTACGGTTCCAGAAGTCTATTATCGTAACCAGAAGGTGATTACCACTGAATCACTGGCTATTGGTTATGGCGCGGAGATTAAAAGCATACAAAATAATTTCAATCGAAATCAATCTAGATTCGAAGAAGGTAAACATTACTTCAAGATTGAAGGTGATGAATTATCTATTTTGCGGTCATCATTTAGTGGAGTGCAAATATCGAACAAAGCTAGATTGCTTTATCTCTGGACAGAACGCGGAGCATCTCGCCACGCTAAAATGCTGGAAACTGATCAAGCATGGGATTTCTTTGAGTTACTCGAAGATACCTATTTTGGAACACGAAAAAATAATAACCTTCCTGGTAATTACATTGAAGCACTGGAAAACTTATTAAAAGCAGAAAAAGAGAAAGCAGTGATCGCAGCCGAGCGTGACCATGCAATAGAAACTAAAGCGTGGATTGGTAAAAAACGTGAAGCAACTTCAATGGCTACGGCATCTAAAGCTGTTCGTGAAAAGAATCGTCTTGCTGAAAAGCTAGGTGAAAGCAAAAAACACGCAACAGTATTAGCAGTAGAGAAGAAACTAAACAAAAAATTCAAATGGCAACCATTGAAGAAGTGGTGCAAAGAGAATGATGTAGAAATATCTACTGTTCATGATGATAGATACGGAACAGCTAACTCATACCCATCAGGCGCATGGAAGTCCGCTTATGATGTGGATTTAGCTAAATTGTTCTAATCACCCAAGCCAAGGACGGCTTGTTCGAGATCACATATTGCGCCTCTTAATTGAGGCTTTTTGCTTTGTTTTTTTAGGATGATATTGATACTACTAGTGACAACTAGGGATACGGATCACGGAACTAGATATAAAAAGTAAATTTACCTTTAGTAACGTAAAGATAATACATAACATAAGATTAGTTTATTACTCGCAAGGAATATTTATAATGAAAAAAATCTTACTTATTTCTGTATTATCACTTTCTAGTTCTGTTTTTGCTGCTGACTATCAAAAGGTTGGTGATTGGTTGGTCAGTAAGGAAGAAAATAAATTAACAGACAAAATAGATTATTACGCAATTCTTTCTGCAAAAGATAAAGATGTATCACTTGTGTTACGTTGCCAAAATGATAAGACTGAGGCTTATTTATCAATGAGGGACTATATTGGTAGCGGTTATAATTCCAAGGTGACTCTGCGAATAGATAAAGAAAAACCTTTAACTCAGTCATGGGGGATTGGAGAAGGTGGCACATCATTATTTGTACCTAAACCTGTATCATTAATTAAAAGTTTAGTGGGTAAAAAGAGTTTAATTTCTGGATATAGCCCGTATGGCAAAACTCAAGTGATAGCTGAATTTGATCTGGAAAATATAGATACGATAGCAAAAGAAATATCATCCGCTTGTAACTGGAAGTTATAATAAAAAGGAAGAAAGTTTGTAATGAAAAAGTTACTAGTAATACTTGCCATTCTAGCTATTACCTTATCTATTTTTGCTTATAATAAATTAACCATATTTACAGTACAGCCAATAGGTGCGATACCAGATGGTGTAACCGTTGTTATCTGGAAAAAGGGTGATATGAAGTTTTTTGAGAGTCCAGATAGCTTATGTATACAGAAAACTGGTGGAGTAAGCCTGTTGTGCAGAATGAGAATGTTAGGAAACGCAATTGATAAAGACGATATCATTATTAGATTCCCGTACAGCGAATATGCATACTTAAAATCAACCAACGGAAGGGTTTTTGATAGGTAATGAAATAGCGTTCGTTCTTTTGAGTTTTATTTCCAGTAAGTTAAATAGAGTGAAGCCTCTCAATGGGGCTTTTTTGTTTGCTTTAATTTGCATCTATACTCAGCTAACATTAAAAAAACTAAATAAAGAACCGAGAGGACGGGATGAGACAACTATTATTAATTATTGTTATTTTAATAGCAGGATTTTTGATTTATGGCGCAATTATGTCATCTTCACCAGAAAGCAAAGAAAAATCAAAAGACCGAAATGCAATAAGTTATTGTTGGAAGGAGTATGATAAAAAATCTCTTTCTGACGAACAAAAACGATTTATTGCTAGCTCATGTGAAAAGATGGAATCTGATTTTCGCTCTCGATATGGCGTGAACCCTTAGTTAAATAAATTAATAACATTATCAATAACCACCTTCGGGTGGTTTTTTTATATTTGGAGGAAATTAAATGGCAGATATAGCAACAATATCATTAAAGGCTGATACGTCAGATCTGGAGCGTGGCACACAAAAGTTAAAGGAGTTCGGCGATACAGCAGAGAAGGTAAGCGGTTCTTCGCGAAATTTAAATGACCAGTTTAATAGAGGGGTTGATCATCAAAAGAGAGCAGCCGACGCGATAAAGAGGCAAAAGAAAGAACTTGATGACTTATTAAATTCAATAAATCCAACCAATAAAGCATTTGATGCGCTTGATAAAGCCACTCAAAAATTAATAGAGGCAAATAAAAAAGGGATATTACCAAAGGATCAGTTTGCAGACTATAACGCCATACTTGAGCAGACTAGAGATAAATTAACACGAGTTAATATGTCTCTTACGGCTGAAGGGCGGGCGCTATTAGCTCAAGAGGCGGCAACAAATAGAGCCAAGCAAGCTGCTGATGATTTTTTAAATTCACTGAAAAATCAAACTGAAATTATAGGCAAAACGAGGACAGAGATTTTAGAGCTAAAAGCTGCTCAACTTGGTGTGTCGCAACAAGCTGCGCCGATGATCAATAAGCTAAAAGAGCAAGAAAAAGCCTTTATGAATGGCTCAATTACCATTGGTCAATATAAACAAGCAATGCGTCAACTTCCCATGCAAATGACAGATATTGTTACGTCATTAGCATCAGGAATGCCAGTCTGGATGGTGATGATACAACAAGGGGGGCAAATAAAGGACTCATTTGGTGGTGTCGGTAACTCACTAAAAGCGTTAGCATCACTTATTACCCCTGCAAGAGTTGCTATGTTTGGTTTTGCTGGTGCTGCGGCAGCTGTGGCGTTAGCCGCGTATAAAGGGTCGCAAGAATTTGGCGAGTATAATAAGCAGCTAATTCTTACTGGTGGTTATGCGGGAAGAACAGCGGCACAGCTAGATGCTTTGGCTAGAAGCTTGTCGGGGAATGGGATCGCTCAGTATGGAATGGCTGATACTATCTCAAAAGTAGTTGGATCTGGTTCTTTCTCGGGTCGAGATGTTGATATGGTATCTAAAACTGCTGCTGCTATGGAAAAGACCGTTGGTCAATCGGTTGATGAGACAATAAAGCAATTTCAGAGATTGCAAGAAGATCCAGTTAAAGCGGTCACTGAATTAGATAAGTCATTACATTTTTTAACTGCTACCCAATTAGAACAAATAACCACACTTCAGACGCAAGGAAAAGAGCAAGAAGCGGCTAAAATGGCTATGGAATCATATGCCAATGCTATGGATGAGCGAACCAAACAGATAAAGGAAAATCTAGGCCACCTTGAGAGAGCGTGGGAAGGGGTTAAAAACATGGCTAGTAGCGCATGGGATGCAATGCTAGACATCGGTAGGACGAAAAGTCTTGATCAGCAAATTAGAGAATATAAGGAAGCTTTAGTAGATGCACAAATAAAACCTGCTGGAGAAGATATATTACGATATAAAACAGGGTTAACTATAGATGAAGTTAGAAACAAACTAGCCTTGTTAGAGGAGGAAAAATTTCAACGTGACATTAAAAACACAAGAGAAAAAGCCGCAAGAGATGAGGAAGAGCGTAAAAAAGCGCAGTTTAGAGCCGATCAAGAATTAAAGCGACAATACGAAACCGCAGAGGAAAAGCACCAGAGACTACTCAAGGAGATAATAAATAATGCGGATGCATCTCAAGCTGCAAAAGATGAAGCCATCCGCCGAGAGAAAGAGCGTTACGAGAAAGAAAAAGCCAGAGGTAAAGGTAAAACCCCAACCTACCGACCAGATTATGGTACTAGAGTAGACGAATCAGCAAATCAAGCCCTACTATCCCTGCAAGCACAATTGAAGGTGCTAAAAGAGCATAAAACAGTCAGTGATGTGATTAGCTCTGAGCGTAAAAAGCTGTGGGATATGGAGGCGAAAATATCAATCCTTGAGGGGGCTCAGAAAACAAGGCAGTTAACCAAGGACGAAAAGGCGTTGCTTGCTAAAAAGGACTACATTCTTGCTTCTCAAGAAGCATTGGCCATAGCTGGTGATGATGTTGAGCTTCAAAAGCAAAAAAATAGAGAGCTAGACCAACAGAACAAATGGATGGACAACCTTAATGCAAAAATAAAAGCATTGAGGGAAGGAGCAGGGCTATCTAGCCGATTGCAACAAAGAGAAAGCGCATTAAATCAAGCTGACACTCCTGAAAAAAAGGACAAATTAAAGGAATGGTACGCTGAAGAAGACGCTATTCGTGCTAACTGGGAGTTAGGCGTTAAGAAAGGTTTTGCTGAATTCCAAGATCAGGCAACAAACGTTTACGGTAACGTAGCTCAAATTAGTCAATCAGCATTTCAGGGCATGAGTAACAGTCTCTCTGATTTTGTATTGACGGGCAAAGCTAATTTTGCTGACTTCACTCGCTCATTCTTAGAAATGACCACCAAGATGTTAATGCAGATGGCTATGCTAAATGCTATGAAAGCGGCATTTGGTGGTAGTGCGGTAGGTAATTTCTTTGGATTTGCAAGTGGTGGTTATACAGGCGATGGTGGAAAACATGATCCAGCGGGTGTAGTACATAAAGGCGAGTTCGTCTTTACCAAGGAAGCAACGCAACGATTAGGTATTGCCAACCTTTATCGACTAATGGATGCAGGAAAGCGAGGTTATGCTTCAGGTGGTCATGTCGGTGGTTCAGCGCCAATGTCGGTTACACAGCCAACAGCATTTATCGCTCGCAATCCTCAAATTGCTAGTGGTGGAAACGTACAGATTAATTTAGGAGATATTAATATTGAAAATGGACAACAGCAACAGCCGTCAAGTAATCAAGCCAATGCTTCATCATTAAAGCGTGAATTCCAGCAAATGGTGGAAAGTGGGGTTAACAATTTACTTAGAAACCCAGCATCTGCATTATCAAGAACAATCAAAGGCAATTAAGAGAGGTAGTTATGAAAATCAAAGTAGAGTTCCCATTGTTATCAAACAAATTTTCAGGAGTGGAAATTACAGGGGATGTAAAAAGATATGGCATTGGGGCCATAAAAATAAGTGAAAAACCTATATTAACGTCAGAAATTACAGTAATGGAGATAGTGGGAAATAATACCCCAGATGAAGAACCAAAGTTACAATTTAAGTACACAGAGGATTATAACCCAAATGAAACATTTGCTTCATTTATGGGGAGAGCGGAAAAATATGCAAGAACCATGATAGATCGCATAAAGGCGGCACAGTAACCGCCTTTATAATATGGTACTAATTATGTAAATGTGACTGAATGATACCAAACGCCTCGATAGTTACAGGACTATCATGCGATACTCTATTTAATTCACTAATAAGTTTTTTTTTTCAATATCAGACATATTCCTAATCATTACTTGAATTATATACTCTAAAGCAAGAGTACGTGTTTGAAGGGCCTCTATGTCTTTTGCCATTTCACTAACTAACATATTCAATTCTCCATCGAAGTAAGTCAGCCATTCCTTCGGTAAGTTTCTCTGGGCTGAATATATAAAATAACCTAATGGATATTTATTAATATCCTGATATTTGATCAGGCGGCTTTGTATCGCCTTTTTTATTGGAGTAACCAATGGAAGAGTTTAAATGGCGAACACAAATACAAGATTCGCCAAGCGGTGAGTTCAAGCATCGCATTAAAGAAGTTGAATTTGGAGATGGTTACAAACAAGTTGCTGGTGATGGTATTAATCCAGAATCTCAAACGTGGCCATTTGCTTATATGGGACTAAAAGATGAGGTGATGCCTATTTTTAAATTCATTCGGCGACACACAGCAAAATCATTTATTTGGACGCCTCCATTTGGTGAAAAAGGGCTTTATCGTGTTAAAGCTGATTCAATAACGATGCTCCCCATCTCTGATGGAGTAATGAAATTGACAGCTACGTTTGAACAGGCATTTAGCGCATGAATATCACAGCAGATGTACAAAAATTAGAGCCGGGTAATAAGGTTCAATTAATTGAGGTGGATGGTAGTGGGTTTGATGGCCCTATTCTTCGCTTCCATGCTTATAACTTACCTCACACACCGGAAGAAATAGAGAAATCTAATGGTGTTATCAAGCCAAAACCAATTTGGTGGCAAGGAAATGAATACGGAGCATGGCCTTACGAAGTTGAAGGAATGGCAAAAAATAGTGATGGTAGTCCAGCGAGACCATCTCTAAAGGTTGCCAATATAGATGGCTTAATTTCATCTCTATGTCTTCAGTTTGACGACATGGTGCAAGCCAAAGTAACTATTTATGAGACATTTGCTCACTATCTTGATGCTAAAAACTTTCCTGAGGGAAATTCAACAGCTAATCCAGACGAATGCTTTAAACAAGTTTATTACATCGATCGTAAAACTAATGAGGTGGCTGGCGAATCCGTAGAGTTCGAGCTGTCTAGCCCGTTTGATTTGCAGGGAGTAATGATACCCGTTCGACAAATTCATAACCTTTGTTATTGGTGCATGAAAGGCGATTATCGTAGTGGTAATGGGTGCTCATATTCAGGGAGTAAATATTTTGATGAGAGAGGAAACCCTGTTGATGATCCTGCGCTAGATAGTTGTGGTGGACTTATTAGTGATTGCAAAAAACGCTTTGGTGAGAATGAGCCATTAGATTTCGGAGGGTTTCCTGCTGCGGGGTTAACGAGATGATCACAAAAAAATTAAGGGAATCGATATTTCAACATGTAAAAGCTGAATATCCAAAAGAAGCTTGCGGAGTTATCTGTCAGAAAAGTCGAGTTAAAAAATACTTTCCTTGTAGCAATCTTTCAGATAGTCCAACAGAGCATTTTGAGCTTTCTCCAGAGGGTTACGCCCTTGCTGAGGACTGGGGAGAGCCAATAGCAATTGTGCACAGCCATTGTGGAGATGGTGTAACGACTCAACCTAGCGAAATAGATAAACTACAGTGTGATGCGACAGGATTACCTTGGGTGATCGCATCATGCCCAGAGGGTGATATTCGAATTATTTACCCTCGAGGTGAACGAGAATTAGAAGGACGGCCTTTTGTGTTGGGCTATGCTGATTGCTGGTCGTTAATTATGGACTACTACCACCAAAAACACGGTATTGAGTTACATAACTACAGCGTTGATCGGTATTGGTGGGAAGAAGGCGAAAACTTGTATATGGATAATTACCAAAAAGCAGGTTTTGTTGATATTGCTGGTGAGCCGAAAGAGGGTGACATGATCATCATGCAAGTGCAAGCCGATGTACCTAATCACGCTGGTGTGATTATGAATGGCATGTTACTTCACCATCTTTATGGTCAACTCAGCAGGTTGGTTCCTTACAGTGATTATTGGCGAGATAGAACCGTAAAAATTGTGCGGAGGAAAGAGTTTGTATGAGCCTAAAAACAATACGTCTATATGGTGTTCTTGGCGCAAAGTTTGGGCGTGAACACAAATTAGATATAGATTCACCTCGCGAAGCAATTAAGGCGCTCTCCGTGCTTTATGATGGGTTTGAGCCGTTTCTTGCTAATGCACACCTGAAAGGGCTGGAGTTTGCCGTATTTAAAGGTAAGCGCAACATTGCTGAAGATGAATTATATCTTGATACCACAGAAGAGATCCGCATAGCGCCAGTGATAAAAGGTAGCAAGCGTGGTGGGTTTTTCCAGACTATTTTAGGCGTAGCCATGATTGGTGCTGCCATGATGTTAGGTCCTGCAGGTTGGGCTGCATTCGGTGCGGGTGGTTTTGCTGGTGGTGCTTTAGCTATGGGCGGGGCAGCAATGGCGCTAGGTGGCGTAGTGCAAATGCTGTCACCTCAGCCGCGTGGCTTATCTGTGCGTCAAGACGCCGACAATAAACCTTCATACGCCTTTGGTGGTGTTGTAAACACAACCGCACAAGGAAATCCAGTTCCTTTACTTTATGGACTAGATAGGCGAGAAGTGGGTGGAGCGATAATCTCTGCAGGGATTTACACAGAAGATCAGCAATAACATAAACGAATTTCAGAATAGCCACTATGTGGCTTTTTTTATGGGTGAAATATGGAATTAATTCATGGTGCAAAAGGTGGTGGCGGTGGCGGACATACGCCCACGGAATCACCAGATAGCTTACTTTCTGAATCAACAGCTAAGATTTTATTGGCTATCTCAGAAGGTGAAATTGCTGGTGGCTTAGACGATACTCGTATTTTTCTTGATGATACACCGATTGGCAATGCGGACGGTACTAAGAATTTTGAGGGTGTCACTTGGGAATTTAGACCGGGTAGTGAACACCAAGAATACATTCAGGGTATCCCATCAGTAGATAGCGAAACATCGGTAGGGTTGGAATTAAAAGACGATCAGCCCTATGTGCGGAGCATTAATAACACTCAGCTATCTGCTGTGCGCATTAGACTATCTGTTCCTCAATTGTTTCAACAACACGATAACGGGGATACTACAGGCTATAGAATTGAATATGCTATTGACTTATCTACAGATGGTGCTGGATATAATGAAGTATTAAAGTCTGCTTTTGATGGTAAAACGACCAGCGAATACCAGCGAACACACCGCATTGACTTACCCAAGGCAAATACAGGTTGGCAGATCCGTGTCCGACGATTAACTAAGAATCAGAATACAGCCAGAATTGTTGATAAGGTTACTATCTCTGCTGTTACTGATGTTATCGATGCTAAATTGCGTTATCCAAATACGGCCCTATTGTTTATTACTTTCAATGCGCGTCAATTTAATAATCGCATCCCTAAAATTAGCGTTCGCCCAAAAGGTGGCTTGCTTATCAAAGTGCCCACGAATTATGACCCGATTAATCGGGCCTATTCAGGCGTATGGGATGGCACCTTTAAACTTGCAGCAACCAATAACCCGGCATGGGTATTTTATGATTTAGTACTCAATAATCGCTACGGCTGTGGTGACCGGATCCAGTCTTCTCAGGTTGAAAAGTGGGACCTGTATAAGATTGCGCAATATTGTGATGAATTGGTACCCGATGGGCATGGTGGTGATGGTAAGGAGCCTCGATTCCTGTGTGATGTTTATATTCAATCGCAAGAATCGGCATACCAAGTACTGAGAGATATAGCGGCTATTTTTCGTGGTATGACATTTTGGGCTGATAACAAGGTTAATGTTGTCGCTGATATGCCAGATAGTATTTTTAGAACGTTTACTAATGCCAATATTGTTGGAGGTAAGCCTACCTATTCAGGAGGTAGTCAGCAAAATCGATATACACAAGCATTAGTTTCCTACACAGACACCAATAACCACAGTAATGATGCGATTGAGGCTGTGGCCGATATTAAACTACAGCGTCGTTACGGAGTACGCAAAACTGAAATATCAGCGATAGGTTGCACTCGACAGACGGAGGCTAACCGTAGAGGTCGCTGGGCGTTACTCACCAATGCTAACGACAGAGTTATTAGTTTTGCGACAGGATTAGAGGGGGCAATACCTTCTCCTGGTCATATCATTGCTGTTGCCGATTCTACATTGGCTGGAAGAGATAATGGTGGACGTATATCGCGTGTAGAAGGCAGAAAAATAACACTTGATCGCAGAGCCAATATTAAAGCTGGTGATAGGTTGATTGTTAATCTGCCAAACGGGCGCTCAGAGGGAAGAACCGTATCACTGGTTGCTGATAATATCATTACAATTTCAACGGAGTACTCACAGGAACCAGAGAAAAACGCAGTTTGGACAGTTGATGCTGATGATTTAACATTACAACTTTATCGGGTCGTTAATATTACTGATAATGGCGATAATACATACACTATTACTGGCGCAATCCATAACCCAAGCAATTACGATCACATTGACTCTGGCGCAAGAATAGGTGAGCGTCCAATCACCATTGTTCCACCGAGTGTGCAAGCACCACCTAAAAACATTCGTATATCATCCTATTCTCAGGTTAATCAAGGTATTTCATTTATTACTCTGCGTGTTGATTGGGATGCAGTTGATAATGCCATTACCTATGAGGCTCAATGGCGGAGAGATAATAATAACTGGGTATCAATGCCAAGAACATCGACATGTGGGTTTGAAGTTGATGGCATTTATGCTGGTCGTTATCAGGTGAGAGTTCGTGCGATAAATGCGTCTGAAATATCCAGTGTATGGACTAATGCGCCAGAAACAACACTGACAGGAAAAGTAGGGAGCCCGCCTAAACCTGTAAACTTTAGAGCTTCACCGCTCGTATTTGGCATTAAGTTAGGCTGGGAATTTGGTGAAAACACCAGTGATACGTTAAAAACGGAAATTCAGTACAGCAAAACCAATAATGGTGAAGGTCTGATGCTGTTATCTGATGTTCCTTATCCCTCAAAAACCTATGAAATGGCAGGGTTATCAGCAGGTTTAACGTTTTATTTTAGAGCAAGACTGGTAGATAAAATAGGTAATCATTCCGAATGGACTGAGTTTATTCTGGGAGAATCTGAGTTTGATGCTAGTATTATTCTTGATGAATTAGCGGGGCAAATCAGCCGAGACCAACTCGCACAAGACTTATTGGGTGAAATTAACAGTAAAGCTAACCAAATCGATATTACTGAATTACATGAGTTGATGAGGATAAATCATGACAAGATTTTATCTGAGTTGATGAGGCATGGAGCAACGATTGAAGAAAGTGAAAAAAAATGGGAGGAGGCAGGAAAATTACTGGCTGAGCGGATAAATCAAGTTTCAACGGCAACAGAAGCACAGGCAGCCGCAATTAAACAAGAGCAACAAGCACGTATTGAGACTGATAAAACCGAAGCACAACAACGCCAATTCTTAGCCACTCAACTTCGTGGTGATTATACCGGTAATGATTTATCGAAAGTCACCGCAGGACTCATTTCCGCAGAGAAACAAGCACGTGTTACAGGCGACCAAGCAGAAGCGAAAGCCCGACAATCACTGGAAACACGGATGAATGGGAATGTTTCAGCGATTAATAAATCATTAGAAACCCTCACCTCGAAACAGCAAGCACAAACGCAAGAGATTTCAACGCTCAATTCAAATCTTAAGGGGAAAGCTGATAGCAGTGTGGTGAATGCGTTAAATACGCGAGTATCTAATATTGATGGCAAAGTGACGTCTGCAACCTCTCAGGTACAAACGTTATCCAGCAAATTAGATACAGTGAAAGCCGATTTAACGGAGTCTGTGGTGGTGGATTTAGATTTATCTAAACTCAATGAAAACACCTATTATCCGATTATTTTGCCATTAGTAACTTCTCGACGTTATGCCTTTAAGGTTTTTAGGACATTAGGGCAATATAGAGACAATAAACCGAGCTATGCGACTCACAATACCAAAGGTTTTGCCATGATTGTGGAATGGCAAGTGAGTGGTTCTGGATGGGGAACCCAGTCTGAAAACCGCATCATTGATAATTTTGATTGGCGATGGACAAATCAATCCCCTGTGATGGGGCCAGCTCAATTAACGAATGGTTCTGTGGAATATATCTATTTGCGAGGAGGGGCTAAATATCAGCTCACTAAGCATAAAAGTGTTAACCATCAAATTATCACCCGCACTTATACCAATAACAAACAATCGGTGGCACCAAAAGGATTTGTGGCGAATGAAGTACCTAAGTCCAGCGAACAGAAAGCCAATGCAACGGCGAATGCGGTAAACCAACTTGAAACTAAGGTGACTGAGGTCTCAGGTAAAGTGACCTCTACCGCCCAGCAAGTCACTCGCCTTGAAAGCCAAGTGGGTACAAGTTCAGCCAAAATCGAACAAACGTCGAAAGTGGTCACCGACATAAATGGCAAAATTTCCGCATCATGGACAATGAAAGTTCAGCAAGATAGCAAAGGGAATAAAGTCATTACGGGCATTGGCTTAGGGTTTAATGCACAAGGAAATAGCCAATTTCTGGTCAATGCCCAAAACTTTGCAGTGATATCGTCATTAAATGGCAAAGTGGTGACACCGTTTATCGTGAAGAATGGACAGGTGGTTGTTAATGAAGCTTTTATTGGTGATGCAACTATTACCAGTGCAAAAATAGCTAATGTATTGCAATCAACCAATTTCAGCCATGCAAACAAGGTGGGCTATCAACTTAATATGCGCACTGGTGAAGAAATTAAATATGGGAATAACGCTCAGGGGTACTGGATTGAAACAAACATATTAAAACGTTTGTTTGATAAAAAAGGCACAATGCGTATCAGAATGGGGATATGGTAATGGGCATGGGTTTAGAAATATATGATGAGAAAGGGCGACTCATTATTGGAGAAGACACTATTATACCGCGCCACTTGGGGCAATTTGACCTTCCTTTGTCCCAATATGGATCTCTTACTATTCCTGAGATTTCCTTAGGAGGTGAGGTTGTTTGCCATTTCTGGCTACGGTATCGCTCTCGATGGAGTGGTGAATTTCATGTAGATAAGCCTAATGAGAGAACAGAGTACTCCATATCTGGGAACACGTTAAATTACCGCGTTGATTACAATATCTATCGCTGGGAGAACAATGGCTCTGGTGGTGGGCAGACACAAGCGAATGACTCATTCTCAAGTCATGTTGTCGTATGGGTGGTGTGAAATGGTTGGTGTAGAAATTTACACAAATAATAGGCTGATACAATTAACCGATAAACTCGAAACAATATGTGTTTTGAGAAAAGCAACTCCTGATGAACTAACGTCATCATCAGGCCCTCATGATAGCTATCCGAGAATCTATGCGTTAAATAGCCAATGGATGGTTGCTCCGATTTCCAAGGTAAGCATACCTCAACACGGAGTTGGTCTTGAAGTTTATGATGAGCAAGGGAAAATGAAATTTTCATCTCTTGCTAAGTTGGTCTGCTTTGAGAAATATTATGATGTCAATGCGGGGAGCGCTGGCAAAGGCTCATTAAGAATCGCAGGCAAAAGTGGTCATCGGTATGGCATGATTAAGACTCGCTCTATGGGGTATTTTCATAATACAAACATACGAAGCTACATAGACCCTGACACGTGGGATGAAGTTTGGACATTCAAAAGATATAGCGAGCGTTATGTCTTGGTTGATGATGTGGGAGGGTTAACATTTGAGTATCGATACGAGTTCTTAGGAGAAGAGGATGGCTGGATAAGTATGCCTCCGAGTCGAGAAGGTTCTGGATTAATGGAACAAGGGCTTATGATAGACGTTTCAATGTTAGAAGATTAAATACCGCACTAATGTGGTTTTTTTGTATCTAAATTTTAGGAAATAAATCATGATATACACAACAGGCACTGTTAGCACAGTGTCAGGGTCTGCTATTGTCTCTGGCACAGGTACCATTATTTTAATTAAAAATGGTAATGCTAATTTTATTTATATGGTGGACAGGGTTAATAGCGATACAGAATTAGTCATTTCACAACCGGCTACATTTACCGTAAAAAACACTAGTTACAGCATTAATCTCACTGAGCCGAACTCATACAGCGACGCTAATAATCGTATGACCGCTATTGCATCAGATATTACGTAGTTCTTAAACGAGCAACGAGTTACGCTCGATGGTGTTAAAAAAGTGCTGGGGGATATTAGTAAAAAGTTAGATAAAAGTGGTGTGGACCTTTCAGGGATTTCGAAGTGCGATTACACGTAATACACAAATGGCTTATTGTGTGTTTCGACAAAAAATCCACCTTAAAGGCGGGCGCTATTGGTCTTTGCCGACAATATTATCGCATTTAGATAAGTGTGTTGTGTTTTATCATACCACCAACTCTCAAGCGGAAGTGAGCTATTTAGCGCATAAAAAGCAATTATACAGCTCAGCCCAAACAGACATTTATGTGTGTGTATTCGTTTCAGGAATGGTTTTGACCCCGAAGAAACGTTGGGGGGTTATCACTGTACAGTGAAGATGGAGCACGGGTCTTTAATACGGACTATCTGCCTTTTACCCGAGGACAATCAATGGCATTGTTATTACGGAAGGGGAGTGTAGAGACTCCATATAGCTTGCCTTTAGTCTGTGCAACCAGTCAGTTTGTGAATGCGTCTTATCAGGATGACCACATTGATTGGGCCAAGCGCAATACGGGGATATGGGGATTCGTTTTCGGGGAAAACAGATTTTTGTGAGTGAATGGATACGTGATGTTCATCGGCAACATCATGTAGAGCAACGTATTCCCTTTTATATCCTTAATGGTTCACATTATTTTTAATAAAATAAATACCTGTCTATATTTATGTAGGATACATGTCGTTTTTCTTTATTGGCATAATGATTTCTGCTGATAATGATTGTTTTGCTTTAATTATCTCTTTTTCATTTGAAAAATTATAATTAGGCAATAGTTCTTTAGGTTTGACACCTAAAATAAACGCGATAGAGAATAAATGTTCTACTGTTATTTTGGTATATCCATTCTCTATACGTGAATAGTGCTGTTGACTTATTTCCAATGAATGGGCTATTTCCCTCCCTGTCATCCCTAATTCTTTTCTTTTTTGCTTTATTCTATAAGCAATAATGGAATTAATTGTACTCATGAACTTCATTCTCCAACAATAAACAGATTTTTAAGTTTAACAGAGTAAAAAGCATTTGTTATAAAAGCATTTTACTCTACTTATAAAACTCAATTAATTTTTATTGATATGAAAAAGTAATCGTTGCTACTGCTTTTACACTTCCTGGCGTAATAGTATTTTCTGTTTTTATATAATTAGCTTTTAATTTTATACGTGGATTTATCTCTCCTCTATAATTTGAAAAATGCCATTGATTTTGATTTCCTTTGTTAGGAGTGTCTGAACCATAACTAATCGCAGTTACTTCATTATTTTTATATAATCTTAGCCCAACGCCTTTTGCCGTAGAATCCGTTGCTAATGTTAATATATCAGAACGATTCCCATGTTGGGTCGCATCATTTAATGTAGCATAAACATCAATACCGTCTTGGCATTGAAGTTGTATATTAACTTCCCCTCCTTGCACTTCTTTATACAAAGACGTGAACTGGGATTGATAGACAGTATTTAATGGAACAACATAATTCTTTTGATTCATCGAGCATGTTTGGCTTTGCACTTGGATGCGCCCTCCATTTAACATAACAGGAGCTGTTAATCTTTTATTATTCAAACTTGCCCGATTAGATTCCAATAAAATATGGCCCAGTTGTTTGGTTGGTATCGTTACATACCCATTAGGTAATCGTCCTGTTGCGACAAAAGCAACATATAAACGAGCACCAAAACTTCCAGTTGCACCATTATAAGCATTTGGATTTGTATTGGCGGCAACAGGATCAATATATATACTTGAGCTGTTTATGGGAACCAATGGCGTTGCAGGCCAATAGCCCGCCATACCAATAATAATACCTAGCCCTGGAACTCCAGTATCAAATATATCGAAATCGGAAGATTGAGTGTTATTTCCTTGGCGAAAGTTATATGTGATTTTGCCTATTTTAGGTAATGTAGGAGTAAATTTTCCACGCATTAATGCTATTAAACTACCGCCGTTAAATATATATCGATTACTTGTTCCGGTGAGTTCCCCTATCACTCGTGGGTAAGTATGGGCATCAGCAGGACCAATAACAACAACAGGGAGGGTAGATGTGTTGATTGTTATTGGAGACGGTACGTAGTCATCTGCACCAGCAACAGCCAGACTAGGGAATAGATTTAAAAGAAATAATATAACAAATATTCTTTTCATGTTTTGTTCCTAATTAGAGTGCGGTATACACTGAACAGGAATGATTTGAGGCCGCATGTCAGTTTCATTGTGTGTCGCATGATATGTAAATGAGCATTTATCGTCATGATTTGGTCCCCATATCACATCAAGTTGACCTTGTTTGGGAAGACCTCGGGTAAATAAGCGCCCAGCTTGAGCAACATATCCGACTAACTGTTCATGATCATCCAAAACCTCGGAAGCCATTGGAGGAGTACTGCCATCTGGCATACGAATATCAAACAGCAGGCTTCTCCCTGTTTGAGTATTAAATGTCACTAACGTGGCACTATTAGCACGAGGAATAATTTCTTGTTCTGTTGCTGATAATTCAACATTTAAATCTAAATTAGCGGGGTCGATACTAATTTGATTTTTTTCATAGGGTGTGACATAAGGCACAATACCATTACCCCAAAAATCTAATCGGCTACCTGGTGCATTATTAATAACCGCACCTTGTGCTCCTTTTGCATGGATAATGGTAAAAGTATCACTTAAATCATTACTCAATGTCACTCCATAAGGGTGTGCAACAACCGCCCCCGACGCCCCCAATGACATTTGACGATTATGTTGAGTATCTTGCCCGACGGTTGCGGTTACATTTACATAAGGTGAACGATAGCCTCCATTCATCGCATAGCCGGAAGGTCCACTTTCCTGACTATTACCTGAAATACCATAAGAGAATTGATTATCTTCCCCAGCGATACCGCTGATGGATGTTTGAATGCTGTTTTTCTCGCCTTTATTATAATTTAAGACAGTAGAAAAAATGGGGCTTTGAACACGCTCTCCCAAAGGAAGCGTAAAGTTCACATAAAATCTGTCATCTCGGCGTTGTTGCTCATTATCTCGTGATTGAGAAAAGCCAATCTGATAACCAAGTTTTTTCCAAAAATGGCTATATCCCATCTGATACTCATTACGACTTCCTTTATGCTCCCAGTAATTATAAGTGGTACCAGTTAAAAATATATTTCCCCATTTTTCACCTAATTCTTGATTAATTGAAACTTGGAATTGATTTTTAGGGCGATAAAATGCGGCACTTTTTATGGAAACATCATCAATAAATTCACTGTGATTAGCCAATAGCGCATCTTTCAAATGGTAAAAATCTTTAGATGAATAACGATAGGCTGCTAACGTGATATTTGTACTCGTGGTCGGAATATTGACGCTATAGCTAGTATGTAAACTGTAGCCTTTACGCGTTACGTTAGAGTGATTAAATGTTGTTCTGGACAATGTAATGTCAGATGCAATTGCCCCAATCGGCGTGTTAAAAGCAACACCAGCCAATCCTGCGGTATATTTTGAGCTTGTGGTCAGTCCACTATTTAAAGTGATATCATTTGTCAAACCATATTGATATGTGCCTTGTGCAATTAAATCATGATATGTCTCATTTGCATAACGATAGCGTCCCACTGACATTTGCCAACGGCTAAATCCGGGACGAATAAGTTGGGCAACAGAAGCAAAAGGAACCGTAAATGTTCTTGTTTGTCCATTAGATTCGGTTATTTGCACAAGAAGGTCGCCAGCATATCCACTGGGATACAAATCATTAATGACAAAGGGGCCAGCAGGCACAGTTGTTTCATAAAGGATGTGAGCATTTTGATAAATCGTAACTTTAGCATTACTATTAGCAATGCCTCGCACGATCGGAGCGTAGCCACGTAAAGAGTTGGGTAACATTCGTTCATCCGATGCTAATCGAATTCCCCGTAAGCTAAGGCTATCCATTAACTCGCCATTCGTATAAAAATCACCTAATGTGAATTGTGCCCGTAACCGAGCAATATCATGCGTCACATTTGTTTCGATATTCTGATATCCGGTAGAATGACCATTATTCCAGCTTTCACCACCACGGTGACGAAAAGCCCATCCCCATAAATTGAGTCCCGCTTTTAACCCAAGGTAAGTCTGCTCATTATTTATATCCGGAGTATTGTATTGATAATAGTTAACATCATAGTTGACAAATGCGGCAGGGACTCCACTTTGCCACTGTGCAGGGGCAATATATCCTCGAGGTCGAGTATTCACTTGTGCCTGAGGAATTTCTATATTCAGCTTTAAAGTGGATAAATCAAAATGAAATTTTGCTGAGGGGAGTCCTTCTGAGGCGGGATAACAAGTGGCTTTATAACTGTTTTCAGGAACAGTGCCTTTGACGACATCAATTAATGAAAGTAATTCCGGCGTTAGACATAACGTCGACGTATTCGCATTGTCAGTATATAAATACTGTACATTAGCTTTTCCTTTCCATTCATTATTGAGATAGATATCAGCGTAATACTTGCCCTCAGGAATAGGGTTGCCATAATTAAAGCGACGTATATCAATCGCATTCTTTCCTTGTACTGAATGCAAAAAGCTAGGATCAAATTCAGCTTCTTCAGCAGCGAATGAAGAAATTGTTATCACCCCAATCCCTAAAGCGACACAAAACGGAAGAGAATAACGATAGGAAATGAGGTGTAATTGGTTATTAAAATTCATTATATTACCTTATTCCAAAGTAGATTCACCTTGTTGGTATCCACCATAATCATTAACAACAACCCAAGTGACTTTATTTGTTAATATTGGCTTCTCTTTAAGTGAAAATATTTTTGAAGAAAAAGGAGCTATCATCCCACTTTGTTCAACAGGCGTTAGCTGTTTATCCTGACCCACTGAGATTTTGTTGTAAGTGATGTAATAAGGTGTTGGGTTAATCGCTTTAATGCGTAGTGCTCCTTCCTGATGCCAAGTCACTTTTTGGTAAGCATCATCAGGCGTTACGTTGAGATTATCAGGGCGAAAGAAAAACTTAATGCGACTACGAACGGCTAATTGTAAGTAATTGTTATTTCCCTCTGAGTTTTCCGAATTTTCTTCCAATTTAGGTTTTGCCGGAATGTCTAAGACATTTAAATAGAAAAGAGACTCTCTATCTTGTGGTAATGATTCACCGGTATAGACAATCCGGATGGTTTGCCCTGATTTCGGCTCCATACGAAATATGGGGGGAGTAATGATAAAAGGAACATGAATTGAATCTGGTGCTGCAGCTGCATCTCCGGTATCTAACCAAGACTGAATTAATGCGGGGGATTCATCGTCATTATTTAATTGAACATTAATACTTTTTTGCGTTGCGGGATAAACAACGCGAGTTCCCATAATAACCACACTGGCTTGAGCCACTATAGATACAGATAGAGTCAAGAAAATAAGAATGAACTTTAACATAGTACCTCTAGAAGAAAATGGGGCAGTTTTTCTGCCCCGTAAAACAAAAGCAATCGAATAAACCTTACTCGTAGGCAATGGTATAGTTGACGGTTGCTTTTACATCTCCAGCGGTAGATTGTCCGGTTGCGTAATATTGAGCAAAATATGGAAGGTTTACATTAGCATTGTCGATTTGTACTGGATGGACATCTTGTGTTGCAGAATCAGTACCTAACTGGATTGTTGTTGCTGCATCTGAGTTAAGTAATTGAACTTGAACATTATTTGCTTTAGTTCCTGTTGCTGTATTTTTTAAATTATGTGTAGTTAAATCAGTATCAGCGGATGGTTCAAAATATACTTTAACGTTTTTAGCACCATCTTTATCTGTGGAACAACCAGTTAACTTAATTGTAAATGGAGTTAAGCCTGCTGTTGTTGCTACATTATTTAATGTTGCGACTGAAACAGTCGGCAAAATAACAGCTAAATTTTTTGATTGGGTATCAACAGAACATGTTTGATCAACAACTTTACCTGTAAATGTAATTGTTCCGTCATACGCCATAGATGAGCCAGCAAATGCAGCAGAAAGAATAGTAGCTAGTGC